GTATCTTTTGAAAACATACCAATACATATTGTAGAGGAGTATGGTAGGTTAGATGTAAAGGCAACCAGGTCTTTGTATGAAGCACAAATGTTGCAATTAAAAAAACCACAACATAAACATTTAATTAATACTTTAAAAACTATGTGTAGATTTTTAGTTGTTTTAGCAAAGATGGAAGACAATGGTATCTACATTGATATGGGCACATTAGATAATTTACAGCAAGAGTTTGAAAACGAGTATGATAGACTTCGTGTTGAGATAGATGAGATTATACACACAAGAATGGGCGATACAAAGATTAATCCTGCAAGCCCAGAACAATTATCTTGGCTTGTGTATGGTGTAAAAGTAAAAGATAAAAAACTTTGGTCTAAAACTTTTAACTTAGGTATTGACCCTATTACTAAAAAGAAAAAGAAAAGGCCTAGATTTACAGGTACACAATTAAAACAAATCTTTGCACGTCAATTAGAACCTGTACAAAAAACAAAAGCACGCCAATGCGAGACGTGCCTTGGTAAAGGTGTTATTAGAAAACTTAAAACAAATGGCCAGCCATATAAAAATTTAAGTAGGTGTATTGATTGTAATGCACAAGGGTTCGTTTATTCTGATTTAAAAGATAAAGCGGGATTTACTGCTAGTCCAGACTCTGTTATGGATATTGCAGAGGGTGGATTTAAAACTGATAAGAATACTTTAGAAAAAATGGCTAGGCAAGGAGACCAGTTTTTAAAAGTATTTGTAGAAAAAATTACTAGATATAATGCACTAGAAGTTTATTTAAATACATTTATTGATGGTATAAAGAAACACACATCCGATAAAAATTATTTATATCCTAGTTTTATGCAGACAGTTACAGCTACAGGTAGATTATCTAGTCGTGACCCTAACTTTCAAAATCAACCAAGAGGTAATACGTTTCCTATTCGTAAAGCTATTTCATCTAGGTTTGAAGGTGGTAGTATTATGGAGATAGACTATGCACAATTAGAATTTAGAACTGCTGTATTTCTTGCACAAGATAGGCAAGGCATAAAAGATATTGAGAATGGTGTAGATGTGCATCAGTACACTGCTGATATTATTGGCTGTTCAAGACAAGATGCAAAAGCACACACATTTAAACCTTTGTATGGGGGTATGTCTGGCACAGACAATGAAAAGAAATACTATTCAGCTTTCTTAAAAAAGTATCCAGATATAAAAGCATGGCATGAAAAATTACAAGATGAAGCCATACGAAGAAAAGTTGTTACCCTACCAAGTGGCAGACAGTATGCTTTTCCAAAAGCAGAACGAATGCCTTGGGGTGGTTCTAGTTTCTCTACACAGATAAAAAATTATCCTGTGCAGGGATTTGCCACGGCTGATATTGTTCCTCTAGCTTGTATTAACATACAAGAATTACTAGAAGCAAACAATACAAAGAGCCTACTTATAAATACAGTGCATGACTCCATAGTGGCTGATGTATATCCTGGAGAGGAGGATGTTGCCGCTTCTTGCCTCGGCAGTGGTTGTTTAAAGGTTGTACAAACAATGAAGGAAATGTACGATATCGACTTCAATGTTCCTCTTGATGTCGAAATCAAAGTAGGCTCTAATTGGCTAGAGACAAAAGTTTATGCTTGACAAATATGTCACAGATGCTACAGTATAGTTTAAATTTAACCATGGAGGTAAAATGGTAAATGACTTGAAAGCATTTAACTCTTTAAGTAAAGAAGAGATAATGCAAATGACAGGCCAAGATGATGGCTCGATAATTAGTTCGGGCACATTATCAAGGCTTACAATAAATAGGTCTGCCGAAGATGACGATGGTAATCAGTTATCGGCAGGTGTATACACAGTATATGATGCCTCGATAGAGGACAGAGTATACAGTATAAAGGATAAACCAATTCAGTTTAGACCTTTTATAAATAGCTATCAATACATGGAGTACGACCCAAACAATAATAGTTATCCATGTTCATCAGTGATATTTAAATCATGGAAAGATGAACCATTAGATACTAATGGTGGGGTTCGTTGTGGTAAAGTGATAGGCAAAGATAAAGAGCAACTTAGTGAGGCTGAAATAGACGCACAAAAAAATATTAAATGTTATCGTTTAGTATATGGTCTAGTTTCATTTGAGGGTACAACTTCAAAAGGAGAACCTGCTACTGTTGACTCTATGCCTGTGTTATTTCGTGTAACTGGCTCTAACTTTACTCCAATAGGAGAAGCTTTAAAAAGTTTAAAAGGTAGAGAAAGCTTAATGCAAAATCACTTGTTAAATTTAAAAACAACAAGAAAAAAAGCGGGTAGCAATGTGTACTATGTTTCTCAAATATCAGTTGATAATAAAGAAGTAGAGTTTACACAAAAAGACCTAGAACACATGGATATGTTTCGTGCTCTCATTGAAGAAGAGAACGCAAGGGTATCTGAAAAATATCAAAATGCTGTAAAGAATAAGGAAAGCGATGCGGCATCTGCCAAAGTAATTAATGAAATGGAAGATGACCCCGAAATGGTGTTGGCCTCATAGCTTGTCCAGTATTTTAAACAGAGTACAATTATTTTTAACGGAGGCCAATAAGGCCTCTGTTCCTATTTCTAGCACTATTGTAAATGAGTTTGGCGAAGCCTGTAAACAAGCATTTATAAAACAATTTTCTGAAGAAAGAGAAAAAGAGTTTAGACCTCGCATGAGTTCTATTGGTAGACCCCTTTGTCAATTACAAATGGAAAAGATGGGTGCAAAAGCAGAAACTCCTGCATACAATTCTAAGATGAGATTTATACTAGGAGATTTAATAGAAGCGTTAGCTGTGGCTATCCTTAAATCTTCTGGCATCAAAATAGACAGCATGCAAGAAAAAGTAACGCATGCGTTTAAAAATGACGCAATAAACGGCACTTATGACGTAGAGATAATGGGTAAGATATGGGATATAAAAAGTGCATCCCCTTATTCGTTTCAGTATAAGTTTGGAGAAGAAGCAGGATATGAATCTCTGGCTATCTTGCACAAGGATATTTATATTCAAAAGCTACAGGAAAAGACTTTGGTGGGTGGATTGTTATTAATAAATCTACAGGAGAATGGTCAGTATTAGAGACACCAATAAATAATGAAGCAGAATCTAATAAAATATTAGAACAAGTAGAAAAAGATTTACGTGTGCTTAATAGTGATGCACCATTTAAAAGACTATTTGAAGATGAAGAAGAATACTTTAATAAAAAACCTACAGGTAATAGGATACTAGGTAAAGAATGTACGTTCTGTGCGTACAAGAAAGCATGTTGGGAAAACTTAGAATACTTGCCACAACAACAATCAAAAGCTATTAGTCCAAAGTATTATTGGTACACTAAAGTTGATAACAGGAGAGAAGAACATGACGACAGTTCGGAGTAGAAAAGCAAAAGGTAGAAGATTACAGAACTGGGTTCGTGATACGTTATTAAAAATATTTTCTAACAATGGCTTTTTAGATGAGAATGATATTAAATGTGCTGTAATGGGAGAGACTGGTGCTGATATAAAATTATCTAACACTGCAAAAAAAATTATACCATACTCTTTTGAGTGTAAAAACAAAGAGACATTTAAAGGTATTTATGATATAATAGACCAAGCAAAATCAAACTCTGATAAGAGGGAAACACCGATTGGAATAATTAAAATGAATAAACAGCAACCTCTAGCTATACTAGATGCTGAACATTTTTTAAAGATGATAGGAAAAGTATGATAGAAAACGGAGAAGATAGAGAAGCTAGGATAACTATATCAATTTATCCATCAGAAAAAGGATTTAGTTGTGCTGTAACTGAACCTAATATACCACCACTTACTAGCGATTATAGCATTGCTTTGACAATAGCACATGGTATGGTTAAATTAGCATTAGATAATCCAGACTTAATATTTGAAGCAGGTGTAGAGTCACTATCTAACCCACAACAAAATTTAGTTGCAGACTTAGTTAAAATGTTAGAAGAACGAAAGAAGAGGTTAAATTGACAAAGACAAAAATAAAAGAGAATAAAAGTGAAGATATAAAAGAACTACGAAAGAGTGACTTTTCTATAACTAAATTTGAAAAAGATTTATCGTATGGAAAGAAGCATGAAAAGATGGTAATGAAATCTCTTGAGAAATATGAATTAAAAACAGATAGAATGGCACATAGAACAGGCAATGTTTATGTAGAGTTCCAATCAAGAGGTAAAGATAGTGGTATACGTACAAGTAAATCTAATACATGGATATTTAAAATTGTAAGTGCAAAAGATACGCACTTATTTTCTGTGCACATACCTTTATCAAGATTAAAAAGACTAGTTAGTAAAGACTACAGAGTTGTACCAGGAGGGGATAACTTAACATCAAAAGGATATTTAGTTCCAATAAAGGATTTAGTTACAATATGAAAACAAAAGAATTTTTGTCTAAAGCAAATGTCTTAGTTGAAGGAGACAGACAAAAAGATTATGGAGATAAGCTACATAATCATTCTAACATTGCAAAATTATGGTCAGCATATTTAGATATAGAAATAAATGCACATGATGTAGCAATACTTATGGCATTATTAAAAGTAGCCAGAACTAAACTTGGTCAAGTTAGTGATGATACTTATGTAGACATGTCTGCTTATAGTGCTATTGCAGGAGAAATAAAATTTAGAACTTCTAAAAAGGAGAAAGGAAATGCATAACTATTTAATTACTCAAGAACAAGTAAATGAAATTATGAAATATTTATTTACTAAACCATATGGTGAAGTTGCACAAGCTATTGCGGCACTGTCAAAACTTCCAAAATTAGACCCAAAAATAAATCCTACTTTTGTCAAAGAATCAGACAAAAAAAATGACACCAAGTAAAGAAGCAATATTGTTCAGTACTGTGGTGTCAATAAATAATGATGGTAATTTAATTACAAGGCATGAGTCATTACCTGTAAAAGCAGTTCAAGAAGAACTAGGTGATGACTACTATGCCCATTTAGTATCTGCTATTGTAAATCATTGCAAGGCAGACTCTCACAAATTTGATAACGATTTACGCAATCTGTTGCGTAGTATCTGACATTAAACCTGTATCAACTGTTCCTGTTGGAGATAAAGTTACATTTTCTTTTGCATCTGTCATGGGTGTTGGTACATTAATAGGTTCATCAATTTCATCTACTATTGGGGCAGTTGTAGTTTTTTCTGCAGAATCTACTCTATCTTTTGGTGATGCAGGAACTTTAGGCATTTCTGACATTAAAGATTGTGTC